TCAGGCTGCCACACCTGTCACCTCATCCGGTACCGTGTACAGCATCATGTCCGTGTATCTGGCGTTATAGTTCACGCTTGCGTTGAATTCCACCTTTCTGCATCTCCCGAACGGGTTGCCGAGAAACGGGTTCCGGCCCATCCAGTCGCACAGTTCCAGGATGGAGGACTTGTTCGAGGTGAAGTACACGAACGCATGCCCTTTCAGCACGTTCAACACGTCCAGGTAGTCGGCCAGGCGCCAGTACATTTTGTAAGTTCCCACCTCAGTGGAAAGGTACGGCGGATCAACCAGGAACACCACGCCCGGAACATCTTTGTAACGCTTGAACACCTCCTTGTAGTCCTCACTGGTCACGGTAAGCCCTTCCAGGTAATCCTTCGCCTCGGGGTAGTCTGTCACCCGGACAGTGTTCCAAAGATCCTCCTTTCTCATCCCTTCCAGATCAGTGACATAATTCATGGAAAACAGCAGGGACGAGGACAGCGTGATATAGTCCACGTAGCCGTGTTCCCTCTCCTCCCTTTCCAGACGTGCGAGCACTTTTTCGCGAGCCTCCCCGGTTATACGTTTCTTCCTGGGAACCCCCGCCACTATCCGGCGCAGATCGGACAACAGCGCGTTGGTGGCCGGGATATTCGCAAGCCTCTGGCGGTAGTTGTCGAAATCGTTATACACGACGGCGGCATCGGGCCTGACACACTTGATGATATGTGACAGCAGGCCCGAGCCGCCGAAAAGATCCACAAACACGGTACCGTCCGGAAACTGGGCCAGCACCTTGATAAATTCCTTCGCGAACATGCGTTTCTGCCCCATAAAAGGTAGCGGGGCGGACAAATACATCTTTCTCATTTCATTTGCTTTAAAAACGGCCGCAAAGGTCACGAGAATCGGTGAAAGAAAGCGGGAAGTATGAACGCTTCCCGCTGCATGGCACGTACAGCGGTTACACGTTCAATTCGAAACGGACCGTCTCGTCACCGGCAATCAGAGCACGGGTACCGGGAATGTTGTTCTCGTAGATATGCACGTTGCCCAAGTTCAGGGTGATGGACTTCAGGGGAAGTTCTATCTGCCGGGCCATCAGGTACAGGTGGTAAATGTCGGAAGGCAGTCCGAGGTTCGCGTCACTGCTGCGCTGGTAGGCGGATAGCACCAGTTCCCCGTCATCCAGCTGGAACTGCACCAGACTCAGGCAGGGTGCCTGGTTGCTTTCCGCGCCGGTCTCACCCAGAAAAAGCACGTAGTTCTTACTGTTGCGTTTCTCCCGGTTGATTTTCGCTATCAACGGCGGTAGCTTCTCGAAATATGTCGGATAACTGTTCACCAGGATGGAACCGCAATAATCCCACCAGTTGATGCCGGCCTCACGGTACTTCTCCACGTTACGTTCCCCCTGCATGAACAGCTGGAGCTCGCTGCGGAGTTTCTTACGGGCTATATTATGCCCCTCGAATATGTCAAGCAGGTCTGCCGGTGTCAGCGACAGCCGCTCGTTCAGAAGGTACTGTATGTTTCCCTTCTTGTTGGTCTGTATCTTTCCCGTGGCAAGAATCTTGTCCAGGATACGGTAATACTTGTTCATAGCCTTTTCCTCCTAAAATTTGAAACGTCCTAAAGATAACAGGAAAAAGCCGCGTAAAACGCGCAAAACAGCCTGTTCACACTGCAGGCGTCTTGCAGTCGCTCCGGAAACGTTTCACCAGCGCGTACACCTTGCGCTCGCTTACCGAGTACTTCTCGGAGAGCACGGCCACGGCATACGAGACCTTCTCGCCCTGCTCCAGCAGGCGGGTATAATCCGAATACAGGTCAATATACCGGGCGTCCTCAAGCCTGATCCCGGCAGCCTGGAGCCTTTTTAAAAGCTCACGGTTAAACTTTAGTATCTCAATCACTTTCATACAACAAAATTTTAGTATCTTTGCGGCATCTCACTTACATACAACCCAAAATAACGCAACCAGTGCGCGAACGGAGGTATTTGCCCCCGGTCGTGCGCACTGGTTGCGTTTTGGTTAATATGTAGGTGAGATGACTGTTAACAGGCCGGGGGCTTTTTTCTTCCCTCCCCCGAAGGGATTCCTCAACGACTATTCCACTTGGTAATCCTCCGGATTAAAAGCGTCTTTCTTTTTCCAGCCATCGGCCAGTGTATCCTGGATATGCTTCATAGCCTTCGTATAGAAATCAGTCAGTTCCTCCAGCGTCTCGAACGTACGATAGACCGGCTGCTCGTCCGTCCCGAACTTGAACGTCACCGGAAGCGTGGCGCCGCCGGTCTGGACCGCAAGGTCATACGCCGCCTTGTAGTTGAACTGGTTCTCACTTGACAGCCATACCGGCATATCCTCATAGACAAACCCGGAAAGGATGGTCTCGTCCACCTGTTCGTTATACCAGCCGGTGATGACGGTCTTTATCGTTTCCGGAGTGGGACGGCCGATGAAACCCTCCTCCATGTAGGAGGCGGAGCCGTCCTCGCGTTCCCGCACGTCCCAACGGACGCGCCATCTGTTGCGTGCCGGGCTCACGCACTCGATCAGTCTTATCCCGGATGTTCCTTCTACCCGTTTCATGTAAATACGTATTTGGTCCGACCCTTGCCGAAGGTCTCCGTCCGGATGGTAGTCTCGAACGGGAACCCGTCGGGCATTTCCTTCACTTGCGAGAGGATGTTCTTCATCTCCTCGCTGTTGGTGAAGAACTTCTTCGGCTCGCCGTTCATCTCGATGGCCACGATACAGCGGTCCTCTCCCTGCTCGGTCTTGATCCCCGTCTCGAAGTCCTTCACAATAATCGGTAAGTTTACCAGTTCCCGGATGCTTACCACCACCCCGGGAAAACGTTTCTTGCCGTCCTCCGGCTTGTAGGAAACGTTCAAGTCTTTGAATGATCTCATGTCTTTGCCTGTTAATTTTTTAAACAACGTATGACAGTCGGCGTGCTTTGCCATCCCGTAAAAGGACGCTACCAGCTCACGCCTCCTCCTTCTCGATTTTACCTCGTGCATCTTCCGGGCGAATTTCTGCTTGATGCGTTTGCGCAGACGGACATGGTCCGGACCGTAAATCACATAACCCAGAAAGTCGATACCCTTCTCCACCGGGAACACGCGCTCGTCAGATTTTATCTGAAGCCCGATCCGTTCCATTTGGGAGTGGACAGCATCACGAATCTTCCACAGTTCCGCTTTCGTTTTACCAAGCGCAAGGCCGTCATCGCAATAGCGGTAGAAATGACGGACACCGCACTTATCTTTCAAATAATGATCTAAAAAAACAGACAGAAGCAGATTGCCGGTAGCCTGCGAGCTTCTCAGACCGAAACTGATACCGCCCTCAAGCATCATTATAAAAGAGTTAAGAATTCCAAGCAGCTTCCGGTCCTTGAAGACACTGGCAAAGCACCACATGGCAAAATCCTGGCGCACATTGTCATAAAAATGATGGATGTCAAACTTGTAACCGTACCTTGTCCCTTCCGGATCCATCTCCATATCACGGCAGATGAACTGCATCAGATCATGGGTGCCGCGTCCCCGGATGGATGCCGACGTCGTACGTATAAAACGCCGGCGCAGATGTTTGTCCACCACGGTCATGATGGCGTGTACGCCGATACGGTCATACATCGTAAGGATCTGCAGCTTCCTTGTCTTTCCGTATTCATGAATGATCCGTTCACGGTAGCCGCTGACACGGAAAGAGCCGTCCGATATACGTTCCGCGAGCTCCTTTATAACTTCCTCCCTGTGCGCGAGCAGGTAACGCCCCTGGCGGCTCCGTTTACGTGACGTTCCGCGAAGGACCTGGTTGAACGACTCCGACATGTTGGAGTAATCCACTATCTCCTCGATAATATAACCTTCTCTGCGCATAACTGTTCTTTTTTGGGGCCTTCAATCCCCCGGGCCCGGCTTCTTCGAACCGTTTCCGGCCTACCAAACCCTACCCGACACTTTGTTTTTCAGTTTTCCGGCCCAAAAGGCCGCTGTTACTGCGGCTTGCCCCCCTCGGCACCACGGTGGGGACAAGTCCCCGATGTTGTACGCCGATTGAAATTTCCTTTCGATTGTTGTTCAGACGAGAACCGATATTCGTGTTCGTATTCGAGGAATCGTTGTTCGCATTCGACATCGACACACCGCCATTCGGGTTCGCGTTGTTGTTGCCACGATAGACCACACGGCCTATGGGGAGGCGCCACCTTTCAAATGCAAAAGTACGATTTTTCAGAATCACCACTAAAAACCGGTTATCAAAAAATATATTTTCGACGGGCTGACGCCCGTAAGGAACGGCGTTCCCCTTGCCGGGGAACACCGGACGTTTTGCCGCTTCGCTCCCGCTTTGACGCTTTTCGCGACCGATCATGCCACCTCGCTTATCGCCTTGAACGCCACGGCGCTTGACGCCCTGACGAGCCTGCCGCGGAAGGCCAGACGAGAACCGATATTCGTGCTCGTA